CCACCTGCTGAATAGGTATTAGAATCATGAACTAAATCTTTATAATGATTGGTTAGTCTTTGAACTGTGGGGAAACCTATCTCTACTAATGCGACAGGTTTAATACTACCAGAATTTATTTCTGTTAGTAGGTCGCTAGATAATCCTCTAGCCATTACAATGCCTCTATAAAATCAACTTCGTATCTATAAAAATTGTCTAGTGCAACATTAAATTGTTGAACATCATTTATTAATCTTACTGTAAATTGAACATTGTCATAAGTCACACTAGAGTCATTAGCTAAATCTTCTCTTAATGGTGGCTCAATAGTCAAAGTTGCTTCATTTGATCCATCAGCAGTGACATCAGCCACAACCATATATACCTTCCCATGCGAGAACTTAATAAGATCGCCAGCCAATAAATTACCAGTCATCCCATCGACAGTGATTGTTGTGTCTCCAGCAGTATGAGAACCATTCACTAAAACAGTACCAGAGACAGTTCCTTTAGCATTTTTTAAATCTGGCAGTGCTATTTGAAATGTTTCTTTTTGTGATCGTTGTTTCATAATAAAGGCTAGTACAGGTGCAAAATCTGTTCTGCTCATTGGTGGATAACTAGCTGAAAATTGAAATCGTTGTCCATCAACTTGAACGCTAAACATTTTCCCAGAGTCAGTAGTAGATGTAATAGTTTTTTGCTCACTACTAAAATTCATTGATCTAAATTCTGGAGTTGTTGGATATGTACCACTCATTAAACTAAAGCCTCTCTACCTTGTGTATTTAGTGCATCGTTAATAACATTAATAATCGTTGATCGTCTTTTAATCAAGAGATCATCAAAACCTTCTGTATCATTAGCCATAATTGTTATATTCACATTATTGGTAGTGCCTAATTTATCATTAGGAATAATTGTTCCTGCTTGATCAGGCACGAAAAGCTCAGCACCTCTTTCTCCAATTATTGAAGGAACTCCAACTGGTGGTCTACCACCTTTTTCAAAACCTCTAATTTTATTAACGATAGCCATACCCCCTGCAATCGTTGCTCCAGCTACTGCAAAATTGAATGGTGGTGGAACAGAGGCTAAAGCCTTCGCACCTGCTTCATAAACTGAAATCAATGCTTTTTTAATTGAGTCCATTTTGAAAATTGTTTTGGCTTTTTTAATAGCTGATGATACTGCCTCACCAATTAAAGCATCTACTAATGATCGGATAATTGCCTCTTTTAATGTTTGCATATTTAATTTTCCAGTCATGACAAAATCTGATAAGGCTTTATTTAAAGCAGTAAATGATTTTTGTCCTGCTTCTCTAAATCGATCAAAAGTCGTTGTGCTTAAATTTCTAGTAAGACCAGCACCAAAACCATCAATAGCATCTTCCATTCTTGATGCACCTTCAGAAACTTCTTCCTCTGTTTTTCCAAAAGACTCTTTGAATTGTTCGTTAGTTGAAATAGTAGCAAATACTTGCTGTTCAAATTTATTTAAAGATGCAATTATTAATGAAAAATCTACTTTTTCTGCTGAGTCCTGTATTGCTTCAAAATCTAATTTTAAAACATCAACTAAGTCCTCTGCTTTATCTTTTATTTCTAAAAATCCATTAACAACCTTTTCTGCAAATTCCACTGTAGCAACTGCAAAACTAAATAAAATTTTTGTAGCATTTAATCCAAATTCTTTAATTCCAGAGTGAGCATCATCCGTTCCAGTTAAAACATCTCTAAAACGATCTACGACTGCTGTTAATGCTGGAGATAAGTTAGCAACTACTTGATTAACTATATTGGATAATGCAGTCCTTAATCTTGTAAAACTATCATTAAGAGCTTCAACTGCTTTGACTTGTCCTTGATTTAATGCACCAAATCTTTGAGACTCATTAATAAAACCTTGTAAGGCTTCCGAACCACCATCTAAAACATTAATAAGATCGGATGCTCTACCACCAAATATTTCAGTAGCTATTTTTAATTTGTCAGTATCATTCTCAACTAATTTTAAACGATCAGCCACAAGACCAAGAATGGCAACTTGATCCCCTGACAGGTCATTCGCATCGGCTTGAGTAATACCTAAATCTTGAAATGCTTTGCTAGCTTCACCAACACCTTGCTGAAAGTCTCCAAAGTTATCGGTTAGTCTTTTAACCCCTTTAGCAAAAGTCTCAAATTCAACTCCACCGATTTCTGATGCTAATTTAAAAGCCTGAAGTTCTTTGACTCCAATACCTAAAACATTAGATAATTTTCCAATTCGATCAGTAGCTTCAAGTGATTTTTTGGCAAGTAATCCTAAACCACCAATACCAACAGCACCTACAATCGCAGACTTGAAACTAAATAGAGATTTAGTGAGACCTTTTAAAGACCTTCCGACAGTTGCAAACGCACCTTGGGTTTTATTAACTGCCGTTATTTTAAATTTAACGTCTTTTGTCACTTCCTTTTTCTCTTTTCTTTATATCAAGATACGCAAACCAGAGCTGAAATTCATAAAAATCCATTTGTTGGATTTCATGATAAGTTTTGTTTAAGAGTTCAGCAAGTTGAAAACAATTAAATAAAAAGTTGTCATTTAAGAGTTTTTTTTTAACTGTGCATCACCAATCTCTGATAAATAATATTGAGCTATCTCGTTTCCATATTTTTGAATGAATTGCATAGGCGTTTCATTCATCAATGTATTTTTATCTGACGCTAAGAAAACAGATGAACCATCTTCCCTTTGTAATTTCATGACACATTCAACTAAACCCTCAAATTCTTTTTTATCATTAAAGAAAGTGAGAATTTTTTGTGCATCTTTTACAGTCAAAGGTTGGCAATAAAATTTTTCATTTCCTAACTCAGGGATAGATAACTCTAATTTATTAGAGCCTTGATATTGCTCTTTTAACTTATCTATTTCTCTCATTTATCTTATGCTACCGAACTCTTAGTCACCGCACCTGTTGCTGTAAAATTAAGCGTTCTGCCTTCGATAGAGTCCATCTCTACGGAAATATCAGATGACGTAATTAAAGCTGTACAAGTATAATAATCAGTTCCAGATGTTGCACTATTAGCAGTATAAAGATTTAAGGTGACTGTTGTTCCGTTAAGAACAGCATCTCTTAAATTTCCTTGTGCTGTATCATCATCATCAAAGTGAACTTCAATCGTTCCTGATGCAGTTGTTTTTCCGTAAACGAAGGTCTTGGCATCGTCTCCCATGCTAGTGTCCTCGATTTGATCTCTAGAGATGGATAAGCTCCAGCTTTTCACCTCACTAACAGCAGTGCTAGACACTTGCACCTCGCCATTATTACCATATATAGTTGCCATTTTTATATTCCTTTCTTATGAATGACTTTCACTATCCGTTTTAGCAGTTCTATAACGAATAGTAAATTGAAGTCTTACTGTACCCATTTGTATATCACCTTCTGTCGATAAGTCCATTTCTGTTGATGACAAAAAAGTATCGTAAGCTGTGTTGCCTCTGGTGACATCAGTTCCTAAAGCATTCTCAACTTCTTTAGATATCGTGTCTAAGGCATCTTCTATTGTAGAAGAATTTTTTGCATATCCATCAATAGCCAAAGTAAGGTCTCGTTGAATAGATAAAAAATCGACTTCCTCGCTTGACTCTGAAATAGTATAAACATTCAGACAGGGTAGATTACTCTCTAAATTAGGAAGTATTCTTGTATTATAAACTCTTGATCCTGTAGTCGTTAATCCAGTTAAAGTAGTAATCACATTATCTCTAATCGTTTTTCTTTGATGTGCCATTAGCTAGCTACCCTTAAAAAGACTTCACTAAATCCTGTTCCATCTTGTTGGATAATTTGAATGTAGTAAGTTGTGGAATTAATAACAGCAGTATCTCCTTCTGTTAAAGAAGAGACATCAGTTGTCTTACATATAAATTTTGGTTGTGTAGATTGTACCCCAGCTTCTCCAATATCTACGTCTATATACTCATTATCAAAAATCACAGTAATGTCCGAGGCACTTCCACCACTAGGTGTGACTGTGGCTGTGATACCAAAGTCTGCTAATAATAATGTTCTATCTTCTACTTTTTCTACTGCCATGATAATTCTTTTATACTTAAAATATTTTTAGTTGCAATCTCTTGTAATGATCCTTCGCAACCATCTTCGTATTTGCCATCTGGGGAACACCAAGCAGAATACAAGATTACTTTATCTTTTGATTTATGATAAAGCCAACCGACTGAATGAGCAGTTGGCATCGGTTTATTTATTCTTGACTTAGCTTCTATCCAAGAGGAGTCAGCGTAGCCAGAGTCAATCCAAGATACTACTACTGGTGGATTCATCCTTAACTTCTAATTTTTTTTTAGGTTTAGATGCTTTTAGTCCAACAGATTTATTTTGTCCATCAGAAGGAATAGCTTTACCCATCCTAATTAGCTGGCTACCATTCTGATCAGTGGTATCAACTATATCATCTTTGGAATATGATTTACCATCTAAGCAAACATTTCTAATTAATTTAATTTTCATTTTTTAACCTTCCTTGTAAACCAGCACCCCCAATGGGATGCTGGATATTATTTATTTATTATTATGCAGTCTCGTCAATGTCTAGAATTGCTGAGAAAGACTCAGGATGTCTAACTGCAATATCTACACCTTGGAAGAATACTAATCTTACTGTTCCTGCTGAAGCACCAGTAAACTGATCAACAAGGATATCAAGACCTGAGTAGAAACCCACTAATAAATCTTGGAAGTTTCCAAAGATCATCGCATGAGCTGTGCTACTTAATGTTCCTTTTGTAAGGTCTTTAGGTAATTGAGATGTTTGGAATACTGGATATCCGTTAAGACTATCAGCACTGTCCATAATCATCATTGAGTCAGTTGATGCTACCTTTGGTGTTTTTCTCATTTGATAAACAACTTCAGGAGTCACAGCATAACCCAGACTACCTTTAAGTGCGTTATCTGTTGCAACTTCTTTGATAAGATCAATAGTTGCATCATAAGTAATCGCACCACCATTAGTACCAATAGCAACAGAACCAATGCCTGCTGTTTGTGTAATACCAGTTGGCTCATTAGATGCTCCACCTTCAAATGCTACATCATCAATTTTAAGAGCAATTTGCTGTGTCATATCGTTTCTTACAATCTGCTCGATTGATGGATTTGCATTATTCATTAGCTGTCTAGAGATATCTACGAAGCCTCCTAAATCCCTCTGCGTCATGGTTACTTGATCAAATGCTTGATTTGTTTCTGCCACTGCTGAATTTTCAGCAACAAATCCTACAGTGCCTTTAGTTGTTAAACGAGGTATTTTAATATCCCCTTTTAATCCTCTAAATACTGTAGCACCTGCTCTAAGAACAGAAGCCTGTTCTCTAAGTGCATCAATATATAAATCGCCTCTGTGTGTATCTGGGGTAATGTGTCCACCAGCAGTTGCAGTTCCTTGAGTTAAGTCTCTTGCAAAGATTTCTGTTGGAACATACATACCTTGAGGTGCTTTACCTGTACGTTTTGCGATTTCATCTGAACACTCTCTTTCAAAAGTTGCGTTATCCCAACGACCAGATAATTGACCATTGATCATTTTGAATAAAGAATATTCTTGTTTTTCTCTCTTAGATAAACCTAATTCATTACCTGATGATAATGGCTTATCTTTTATTTGGTTTAATAAAACCCCTTTAAATTCTTCTACTGAAGTTTCAGATTTGATGTGATCATTTGCTAAGTCTTTGCAGTTATGCTCAGAGCCTAAAGCTAAAATCTCATCAACTCTTTTTCTTTCAGCTTTCAGAATATCATTAGGATTTACTGTTTTTTCTTCGGACATGTTGTTTTTCCCTTCTATTCTATTGTTTGTAGTAATTGAAGCAGATCGCCCAACACCAACGGAAGTATCTGCTGGTATTGAAACTATGCTAGCTTCTAATGGCTTGAACGCAACTCTGAAAGTCCGTTTGGAAGATCCCTCTTCCTCGCTTCCCTTCTCGACTGCCTTCATATCAAAGACTTCATAACCCACAGAAATGTTTCTGCGTATTCCATCTTTTACATCATTAAAAACTTCTTCAGCCAGTGGTGATTTTCCAAATCTTACTGAGGCTCTTCCTACCTTGTCAGAGTCTATTGAAGCGTTTTCAACAATTCCTATTTGCTTCGTTGCATCATGGTCTAATAACAATGGTGCATTTCCTGAAGCCATAAATTCTAAATTAGCTCTATCATGATCTAAAATTTCAATTCCGAAATCTCTTTCATAAGGCTGTTCAGAGGAGAATGCTATTCTTACAGTTCTATTTTTTTCATCAATCATTTCACTTTCTTCTGATTTTAATGAAAAATGTCTATACACTACATTATTTGAAAAGGCTTTATCTTGTTTATCTTCTTCCTCTTCTTCTTCTTCTTCTTCTTCGTGTGCATCTCTTTCTTCCTCATCGGTCATTTCCTTCTTTTCATCTTCATGACCATCTTTTTCCTCATCTTCGTGCATATCTTTTTCTTCATCATAATGAGCATCTTTTTCTTCTTCTTCTAAATGATCCATCTTATCCTCGTCTTTTTCACGACTTTGGAGACCACTTTCATAATCATCTGATTTACCATATTTAATTGTGACACTATCTTCATCCTCTGAAACAGCGATGATGTGTCTTTTTTCTATATCAACCATTTTCTTTTCCTCATCTTTTTTTGGTTTCATTGGATGATCCTCTGGTAATAAATCGGTGTCATGTTTACCACCTTGAAATCTTCCTGTTCGTAATGCAAAAAGAAAGGAATTCACTCTAGCATATCCCCACTGTTCTGGTGATGAGACACTCGGTCTAACACTAGAAGGATTTGTTTTATACGCACCAATTCCTCTTTCCATTACCTTTGTCAATTCAGCTAAAGTTGTTCTGGCATTCCATTTAACTTTACTATCCTTGACTTCTTCGTTGTGATCTTTGACCTTTTTTTCTAAGGCTTTTTTCACACTCGCAGAAACTTGTTTTATATCTATATTCTTCTTACCTTCTTGCTTCTTTGTCAATTCTAAAATGACATCTTTCATTCTTTGTTCACCAAGAGTACCAATAACACCCCATTTAATTTGTGCGACAACTCCAGCAACATTTGACATATTCGGCTGTAATGTTGGATCATCTTTAAATTGTTTTCCATCTCTAAAGTGTCTAGATGCCCATGCTTCTCGTTCTTTGATCCATTTAGTGACACCTTCAGTTTCTTGACCATTTCTTGCTTTAGTCCAAAATTCATAGGCTTCATTACCACGAATATTTCCACCAGCTCTCCAAATCTTGGGAGTATTATCTTTCATCGCTTTAGCAAACTTATAATCGAATTGTGGAAAATTAGAGTTTCTTAAAGATATTTTTTTATCATCACCTTTTTCTGGAAAGTTAGTTGTCATCACTATCCTCTGGTGTTTGAACATTATCATTATCTTTTAAAGCCATACCAAAAGGCTCAAACATATAATCTAAACCAAACTTCTCTGCTAATTTTTTATCGGCTTGAATTTGTTCAAATAAAGTTTCTGTATCTTTTCCATAATTACTAGCAATATCAGAAACAGATACAATTCCATTTTTTAATCCTTGGATGTTAGCTTGAATTTCTTTTAAAGGATCAATCCAAGGGAAACCTTTAGGCTGAAAATTTGGTGAATTAAATTTATCATATTTAGCCATTGGTAAATTCATCTCTGTAGAAGTCATCGCCATCTTGAGCCACTCTCCATAAATAGGCTTACAAAAATGATCAACAATAAATTTTTGCATAGTCTTAAAATATTCTCTTTGTTCTAATTCACCCTGTCTTATTGAAGAGTAATTTACTTGTGTTAAATCATTTGCCAAACTGTGATAAGAAATATTTAAACCAGATGATATTTGTCTTAAAATAGATTTGACAAAAGTATCAAATGCACTGGTCGGATGTTCAGGTGAAAATGTTTTAATGTCATGACCTGCTGGTAGTTGTTGAAATGTACCTGCTTCTATTTTCATTTGTTGTGTGTATTCATTTTCAGGTGCTACATCTCCAATATATTCATCTCCACTCGGTGAAGTAATGAAACCCATTTGAGAAGCATGAATACGAGAAGCAACTAATTCCGCTTCCAGATACCCATGAAGCATTTTAAAATTTTTAATTGTTGGTGACATCGGTGGAACACCTCTTGTTTGATTAGGTCTTTCCATAAAATAAATATGTAAAATATTATCTGCTGGAACTCTGATTGTTTCTTTAGATTTTGGTGTACCTATAAAATAATCATAAGGATTATATTCAAACAAATGATACGCAACAGGCTTATCAGTATCTTTTTCTAATTCAACACCCATACGAATAGTATTTCCGTTTTGTAAAACTTCGTTTTTTTCTTCGTCTAATAAATCAATATCTAAAAATTTCATGGCGAATAAATATCTATTCGATTTATCTTTAACCATCTGGACTAAAACTTCACCATCAATAAATAAACTTTGAACAACCATTTTTAATGAATCATGAAATGACATTTTCTGATCAGTCGTACAATTTCCAAACTTACTCCATTCCTTCCAGCGACTTTCAATAACACTATTAGCAATAAAATCTAATTCATTGTTTCCGTCTTTTGCTCTGTTCTGTAAAGTCATTCCTTGATTACCAATAATGTTTGTCACCATTAAATTGACAAATCTTTTTGCATATTCATTATTGCGATGAAGTTCTCTTGTTCTATCTCTTAACTGTCTAAGAGAATATCTAATTTCATCATCTGCTGATCTTGATTGTTGTATAAAGTCAGATAAAAATCTTGTTGTGTTCGCACCTTCATAACTTCTTTTGAGTTTTTTCTTTTTACCAAATTTAAAAAAATCTTTTATTGCCATTAAAACACTACCTTAACATTATTACCTGTAGAATATCTACCACCTTTGAGTCTTTGTTTTTTTGTTTGTTGCACAACTTCTCTTCTATAAGAATTTCTTAGTTGTGTTATTTCTTCAAATCCAAATTTAGTTAAACTTCTTCCACCAATACTGTAAGAACTAACATCTCCGTTTGATGCTTTTGTTTCTAAAAAGGACTCAATATAAGTAAGCATTTTTTGTGCATGACTTCTAACATCAGAAGTTGAAGAGTCATAATCGTCCACAATAGTCCAATGACCTGAGTCGATTGTAATTCTCTCACTATCAGAATTTCTAATGATATAGGCTTGCCAGTCATATTCACCAATATCATATCCGACAGTAGTGGAACTTGCGACAGATACTAAATAATCATTACCAGAGGCACTTGCAGTAATATCAATATCATGGTGATTAGCATGATAAACAGTAGCAGTATATTTCAGGGTATATTGATCATTAGGATAATCTTTATGTAAATCAGTCCTTTTCCACTGGAGAATGTCTCCAGCTCTTATTTCTGTTGGTTCTCTTTCTTGTATGTTTGCAGTATCGAATAAATTAGCCATTCCCTATTTCCATGAGTTCACAAAGTTATTTTTTATCATAAGTTTTTTTTGAGTCACCTTATTTTCTTCTTGACTATCTATTCTATCTTTAACCTTATTTAGGTCTGCATTCAAGCCAATAAATGAGGCATAGCCATAAACTAGACAATCTAATGCTTCGTTTCTTGTTCTTGTCTTAACATATTCTCTAGTTGGTATTCCTTTGACATATTTTGTTTTTACTCTTTCTGCTTTTAATTGGAGAAAATATTCGTCATCAAGATTTTTAGGAAAATGAATATATCCAGCACCTTCTTGATCTATCTTCAATCTAGCGAATAAAACATCTTTTGCACTGCTTACACCAATCATAAATAATGGAGTTCTCATAGAATTGTTTTGTGATGCTCTTTTAGGAAATATTGCTCTTGATCCAGCCATACCTTTGATCGCTAATATTCTTCTTCTAAATCTAGAACGACAGAACGTCAATACTTGGTTTGTAAAGTGTCCACCACTATCTACACAAGCTGTTGCAAGATGTAATTTTTTTCCGTCCTCTCTTCTAAATGATTTACTCAACTCTTGATCTAATTTATCCCATAATTGATTTGTTGAAGGATCACCATGAATAATGCGATGATCAATAATCCAAATCTCTTCATCAAATCCAATACCTAAGAATGTGACTTCTAATCGAGTATCTTGAACATCGACTCCAGCACAAACAACTAAAACTCCTTCTGGAACATTTTCATAAGTGTAGGCTTCTACTCTTTCATGTAGAGGTACATCAACACCTTCTCCCTTATCTTCAAACGACTCACCAAGAGCAGTATTAATCCAAACCTTTAATGTTTCAGGAAATTTTTTAGCTTCTAAAAAGTTTCTAACTGTATCTGATAATCTAGTCCAACTAGAATATAATTCAGATAGATGAAATGATGCAACACCAGTAAAATCTTTAGTGGCTTGCCAATGACCTTTTTTAATTGCTTGCCATCTCATGGAGTCATTCCAGTGAGCTTGACAGTGTTCACATAAATAATAAGTTGCTTCTAAATTTTCTTTATCAAAGATAACATTTTGCCATTTTAAAACTTGTGTCTCTTCACATTCAGGACAGGGTACTTCAAATTTTCTTTGATCACCTAATTCATATTCTGCTTCTATTCTTGAGATGCCTTTAATTGTCGGAGTCGAACAAATGAATATTTTTCTATCCCAAAAGGTTGTTGTTCTTTTAATGGCAAGATTGAGAGGATCACCCTCACCACCTGCGGATAATTCAAAACGATCTAATTCATCAACAAGTAGAATTTTAATTGGTCGTGATGCCAAAGAGCTAGGGGAGTTTGAACCTACTATCGAGATATGACCACCATCAAATTTTTTATGCAGTGTTGTATTTTCTGCAAATCGTGTTCGTGGATCTTTAATTAATCCTTTTAAAGATGGACAATCTCTAATCATAGGAGCTAGTCGATCTTTAGAAAATGATTGTGCCATAGCCAGAGTTGGTTGCACGACTAATATAGGTGCTGGTTCGTGATGTATAAAATATCCAATAATGTTCTCTAAGATAGTTGTCTTACCAATCTGCGAACTGGTCATAAAAACAACTCGTCTTACTTCTGGATCAGAAAGTGCGTCCATCACTCCCTGCTGATAGATAGCTCTTTCTAAATAATACTTACCTGTTTCGCTAGAACTCTCTGCTGATAGAAATCTAAACTCTTCAGACCATTCACTTACTGTTAGATGCTTTGGTGGTTTGAACTTCTTCAGTGTCGCTATCGTGAGATGATCTAAGTTCCTCACTGTCTGTAATGGGTACTTCTTTGTTTTTGCTAAGTTCATCAAGTGCTAAATGTATCTCCTTGTTTAATAAGTTCTTACATACTTCTATGCTATTTTCTACTGATAAAATTGGTGCGAGTTTATTCGGTATTGATCGCATCTTTTGTTTACAACTATGAACAATAGATGACCATTGTTGTTCAATTAATTCTAAAGGAATAAGAATACCTTTTTGTTTCTTTAGTTCTAATTCTTGTAGTTCTGCCTCTGCTGATAGTTTTCTTTTTCTTGCTTCGTCTAAAGATATGGTTTTGTTTTCATATAAGGCTTTTACCACATCCTTCATAAGATATAACTTGTGTCCTCTATCCTCACCAACAGACTCAACTTTGGCTAAAGTATCATTTAATTTATAGCCTGATATTCCTAACTCTGATCTGATACCATTAGCTGTGAACTTCTGTAATTCCTTCATGTCCTTACACCC